GGTTCAGGTTCCATAATTAGTTCTGATATTGGAGCAGGACTTGGTGCTTCTTCTGTAGCTTCAAGTTTAATATTTATAGTATTAGTTTTTGAATCATCTGTAAATCCATATTTATATAAATTATAATTATCATTATCTAAATATATTATATGTGGAGTAAATCCCGACATCTTTTGACTAAATAATTTAATATAATTAATATTATTAACATTAAACAATTTTTGAATATGTTCCTTTAATTTACCAATCATCATTAATGGAGAACACGAAATAGAACTCCTAGTTCTATTATTATATAATAAATCGATATTAATTTTGCTTTGCAATGTTTCAGTATAATATTCCTTCCACGCTTTATTAATCATAGGAAGAATATCTTCTGGTTGTAATCTATAGTTATTCCATTCAATAAATCTTACATTTCTGATATAGTAACTAGATTTTTTATCACTGTCGTCACTTTCATTATAATAAATATATGGGAACATGATAGGTTTAAGGTTTATGTCTAAATTATATCTTATTTTAAAATATTTATCTATGAATTCTTTTGTACAATTTTCTGATAATTCAAAAAGTTTCTTATAAATTTCTTGTCTTTCCATGAGGATTTTGTTCCTCGATGCCTGCTTTTGCGCCTCCTCGGCCTCTTTGGCGGCGTAAATGCAGTCGTACTCGCTGGCCATTTTCTTCTGGTTTGCTCTTTATTAAATAAATAAAATAAATTTTCAAATTTATTAAAATTAATATTTAAAAATTTGAATATATATTTATATAATATTCTTTAAAAAAAATATGGATCCTAAAGAAATTAATAAAACTGGATTTTGTAATAAACAAATTGATAATATAATTTCTAATGATTTAAAAGATTATATTCTTAAAGATGTTAAATTAAGAACAGGTATAGATCATAGGTCTAGATATGCTAAAATATATAATGAGGCTTATAAGAAAAATTTAAATAATCCTCATATAGTATGTTTAAAAACATTTGGTAATCCTTATTTAATGTATTGTACTCAAATTAATAATGTTAATTATTGTTTATTAATTGATAAAAAAGTTAAAAAAGGTCATTCATATCCAAAAATATATATAGTTTTGTATAGATTTTCAAATGAATTATTTAAAGGTACATTATTTGAAACAGAATTAGTAAGAGATAAATCAAATAACTGGTTATTACATATTGGAGATATTTATACATATAAAGGTGATACTATGAAAGAGGTAGAAATAATGGATAGAATGAATATAGTTAGTAATATTTTGGAGAATGAATTTGTAGATGATTCATTTACAAATGTTTGTCAGATAGAAGTTAAAAAATATTTTAATATGGAAGACAAAGATAAGATTAAAACTTTTATAAATCAGTTAAATTATAAAATAAGGGGATTTTATTTTGTGCCAATTAATATTACATATTCAAATATCTTGTATATGTTTTCAGAAAAAGATATAGAAGATATATATTCTATAACAGAAGAAAATAAAAGATTAGTTTTTAGGATTATAAAAACTATGAAATCAGATGTATATGAATTATATTTGAATTCAAAAGATAATATACAAAAAATATGTTATGCATATATAACAAATTATGAAAAAAGTAAATATATAAGCGAATTATTTAATAAAGAAGGAGATATAAATGTAGTTTGTAAATATAATAATTTCTTTAAAAAGTGGGAAGTATTAGAAGAAACAAAAGATAGAATTAATCATATAAATGATTTATAAATAATTATCTAATAAGTAATAAAATTCCAAATAAAAATAATATAACAATTAGAAATAATATAATTTTAGGAATAATAGATAATTTTTTATCTTGTTCTTTATTTTGGAATTCTATTAAATGACTTGTTAATAAACTAGATATAGTTAAAAATACTAAACTAACAAGTACTAAATATTTTTTATAAAGTTTATTTTTAAAGTTTTTAGAATAAGTCATTGTTCCAAACGCAAGTGTTATAAAAAGTCCAACATTTCTTAAATTTGTATGAAATTCCGAAAATGTAGCCATAATATAATATTATATATATTATAAAAATGAGCGAGGAAAATAAAAAAGAAGATGTAGAAACTGGTGATTTAGAAACAGATCAAAAAACACCTATTAAAAATAAAGAAGATGATGATGATATTTTTGAAGAAGAAATATCATTATGTTATAAAGAAAGAGTATTAAATATAATTAAAAATTTAACTTTAGATAGTAAGCACAAAAAAATGATAATTAAAAATAGATTTTTATATGAAGTAATGGAATATGAAAGAAAAAGAGATTATACAAGAAAATTTTATAATGCTTTTAGATTTATAGTAACAACTGGTAGTATTTTATTACCTGCTATATTATCAGTTGGTCAAATGGATCCAAGTAAATTACCTAATAATTTTGAGAATATTAGTTATTGGTTTACTTGGTCTATATCATTAATGGTAACAGCAAGTAATGGATTTTTACAATTATTTTCATTAGATAAAAATTATTTTACTTATGCTATTGTAACCGAACAATTAAAAACAGAAGGATGGCAATATTTTGAATTGGCTGGTAAATATGAAGATTTTAAAAATCATAATGAAGGATATAGAACTTTTTGTAAATCAATTGAAAGTATTAAAAGGAAACAAGTAGAACAAGAATTTTCTGGAAAAGGTGCTGGAAGTAAAAAGAAACCAGAATTTAATTTTTCTAAACATATGGAAGAATTCCAAAATAAATTTGTAGAAGAACAAAAACAAAAAGCAATAGAATTAAAAGAGCAAGTTAAATCAGAAATGAAAGAACAATTAAAAATAGAAAGTAAACAAAATATAACAGGAAGCGTACAAGAAGAAGAACCACCAATTACAAATAATACAGCCGAATAAAAATATTATTAATATTATAAATGGAAAAATATTATCAAATATTAGGATTACCAAATAATAGTTCTAAAAATGATATTACAAAAAAATATAGAGAATTATCAAAAAAATTACATCCAGATAAAGGTGGAAATGAATATTTATTTAATATGATTACAGAATCTTATAATAAATTATTAAATAATGATAATGATAATAATGATAATATATTAGAAATAAAACCAGTATTTAATTCAAAATATAATTTTTTTAAAGATTATTTTTCTGATATGGATGAATTTATAGATGAATTTATAAATGAATTTGATAACCAATTATTATTAACAAATACTTCTAATGATTCAAATTTAGAGTATTATAGTAAAACTGTAGTTACTGAAAATATAAATGGTAGGCAAATAACAAAAGAAGTAATAAATGATAATGGAGTAATAACAGAAAAATATTATTAAATTTGAAATAATTTAAAAAATATTAAAGATAATTTTATGATTTAATAAAATGAATATTTCATTTGGAAAATATAAAGGTACTCTTTTTAAAGATATTATAGAAAATGATAAACAATATATTAAATGGTTATGTACAACTGAATGGTTTAAAACAAGATTAGAACATACTGAATCTTATAAAGAATGTTTAAGATTATTAGAAATAGAAAATATAAAACTACAAAAAAATAAAACAGATGATATATTAGTATATACTGATGGAGCTTGTAGTAATAATGGGTTAGATAATGCAATATGTGGAGTAGGAGTGTATTTTTCAGAAAGAAATAAAAATAAATACAATAATATTGGAAAAGTAATAGATTTTGATAAACCAACAAATAATTTAGCAGAATTAATGGCTATATTAGAAGCATTAAAAACTATTAAACATAATAATTATAAAAATGAGAAAATAAAATTATATACTGATTCTCATTATTGTTTAAAAACAATAGAAACTTGGTATTTAGAATGGATTAGTAATGGAACAATAAATACAAGAAAAAATATAGATATAATCAAAAATATTTATGATAATTATTATACACAAATGAATATAGAATTATTATATATTAAAGGTCATAGTAAAAAGACAGATGAACATTCTATTGGAAATGATATAGCTGATAAATTAGCAAGAAATTCAACTTATAATTATAAAAAGAGGAAAGTATTTAATCAATTAAACATTCATTAACATCATGAACATTTAACATTCTTTTTCGTTTCTTTTTACTATCAATAATTTCTAATAATTCTTTTTTATTTTTTTTATAATATTCAACATCTTGCCAAAATTTAATAATTAAAGGACATATATTTAACCACCAGTCTTGATCCCTTTTAACTAATGTACATTCATATCTTGTAATTTTCCAATATTTAGATTCAACAAATACATAATTTTGTTCTAAAATCCATCTTTTTTTTTCTTTCATCCAATTATCTAATTCTGTATCACTTAAATATAATTCTGGATATAAATAATTATATTTATTACTATTTTCATTTAATTTATAAGTAATTGTAGAACCTTTTGGTAAATTTAAATTATTTGTTCCATCTTTAATAGTATCATCAATATCTCTAAAAATATCATTTTTGTATTCATCATAATTTTCATATTCTTCCAATTTAACTTGTAAAAAATCACACTCATCTAATCCACAACATTCTAATTGACCTAATACTTGCATTTTATAATGTTCTGGAACAGTTTTAGTAAATTTTCTTTTAGGTGGACATTTAATCTCTAACATTCTACCAATAAAATCTTCTGGACTATCATTGCTACATATTCCATCTGGAGAAGCTCCAAATATTTTAAATTCATAATGTGGAATCATTCCAAATTCTAATATTTTTAAATCATTTATTGATTCATAAAATTTAGTAGCAATTTCTTCATATTTAACACCCCATTCAGTAATAGGATTAGATACAAATGGTTTTTCTTCAGTTGATATTTTATCTAATATTAATTCTTCTCTACTTTTAAAATGATCTTTATCACAAGCACTCGCTAATGAACTAGCTGTTAATACTTTTTTCCTTTGTTTATACCATTCTTCTGTTCTTTGTTCAGGTATATCTAATTTCATTAATTCATTCACAATTCCTTTTTTTTTATTGATATTTTTAATTTTTTTAAAATAATCAAATAAGTAATTTCTTACAAAATGTTTATGAGATATAATTATATCTTGATTATCTTTATATTTTTCTTCTAAATGATTATCGATTAATCCTATTAATTGTTTTTTATGATATTCAATATTTGTATCTAATATGAATTCATCTTCTACTTCTTTAGATGTAATATTAATACTTGATAAATGTTTATCAATTAATTCAATGATATCCATTTATTAAACGGAAAAAAATTATATAAAAAATAAATTTGAATTATATTTAAATATATACTACGGTTTTAGTTTTAAATAAAAATGAGAAAATATTCAAATATAGTATCATTAAAGAAAAATACTGAAGATACTTTTTATAGGTGTGATGTTTGTAAATTAAATAAAAGAGGAGAAATATGGATGATATATAAAAAAAGTAATAAAAAAGATAAATGTACACATATATGTAGTTATTTATGTAGTAAAAAATATTTTGAAAACAGAGTATTTAAATTAGATAAAGTAGTAAATAAAAAAGATTTTGATTTTCCAAGACCTGTACAATATTATAAAAAATCAGATTTCAAAATATTATCATCGAATGAAATTGAAAATTTATCAGATTATGAATATATACAATACAATAAAGATTTAAATAATTATATGATTTTAAATCCAGAAAGATGTAGAATGCAGTTAGATATACAAAATGGTATAGATTTATCAGATAATTATGATTATTTACTAAGTAAAACTGAAGATGAATTATTAAGTTAAATATATATAAAAACAATATATATAATTATATAAAAAATGAAAATAATAGAACCGTCTGATAATATTAAAGAAATTTTGGAGAATGATAAAAGTGAAAATAAGTTATCTTTTTTTTATTTTACAGCAAGTTGGTGTGGTCCTTGCCAGAGAATATTCCCTGTATTATTAACATTAGAAAATGAATATAATAAATCAATTAAAAAAGAGGAGAAAGATGAAAGTGAAGACACAGATGAAGATACTGATGATGAAAAAGATGAAGATGAAATAGATGAAGATGAAATTGATTTATCAAGTTCAGATGATGAAGAAGAAAAAACAGAAGAAAAAGTAGTTTTTTATAAAATTGATATAGATGAAAATGATGAATATGCGAGTGAATGTAAAATAAGAAGTGTTCCAACATTTTATTTATTTAATGGAACTGAAAAATTAGGAGAAACAACCGGTGCTAATATTAAAAAAATTGGTGAATTATTAAAAGAAAATTTAAAATAAAAAAAAATAAAGATATTTAGATATAAAGATATTACAAATATTATATATACATATGGATTTAAGTTTTGATAATTTAAGTATAAAAGATGAGTTATTAAGAGGTATTTATTCACATGGGTTTGAGAAACCTTCTAATATTCAAAATAAAGCTATTCCAATTATAAATAAAGGTTCTGATTTAATAGCACAATCACAATCAGGTACAGGTAAAACAGGAGCATTTTCAATTGGAGTATTAAATAATATTAATGTAGAAGAAAAAGAGATACAATCAATTATTATTTCACCAACACATGAATTAGCCGAACAAACTTATGAAGTAATGAAGAATTTATCAAGTTATATGAAAGATATAAATATAAAAAAAGTAATAGGAAAAACAAATATATCTACAAGTAGATTAGAATTACAAGAAAATCCTCATATTTTGATAGCTACTCCAGGTAGATTATTAGATATGATAAATCGTAAATATATATTTACGGATAAAATTAAATTAGTTGTATTTGATGAAGCAGATGAAATATTATCTAGAGGATTTATGGATACAATTTATCAAATAATTAGATATTTATCAACTACTACACAAATATTATTATTTAGTGCTACTATTCCAGAAGAAATATTAAATATGACTCTTAAATTTATGAATAATCCAGAAAAAATATTAGTAAATAAGGAAGAGTTAACTTTGGAAGGGATTACACAATTTTATGTAAATTGCAATATATATAAATGGAAATATGATGTATTATATGATTTATATGATTCTATATCTATAAATCAATGTATAATATATGTAAATACAAAAAATACTTTAATAAATTTAGTAGATAGATTAAATGAAAGAAATTTTCCAATATCATTTATTCACGGAGATTTATCATCAGAGCAAAGAAAAGATAATTTAAATAATTTTAAAAATGGAAAAACAAGAATATTATTATCAACTGATTTATTATCAAGGGGAATTGATATTCAACAATTATCATTAGTTATAAATTTTGATTTACCTAAAAATAAAGAAACATATATTCATAGAATAGGTAGAAGTGGTAGATATGGTAGAAAGGGAGTTTCTATAAATTTTTTGTGTAATAATGATATGGACTATTTAAATGAAATTCAAAAATTTTATAATACTCAAATTTTAGAAATGCCTGAAAATATATCTGATTATATAAATTAATTTAAAGAATTTAAAGAATTTAGCGCGTATATAATATATTAAATACTTTCTAATCTAAATTAATGGATACACTACAAATTAAAAACGAAAAAGATGATATAGAATTAGATTTAAAAATGGAACCAGAACTAACAGTTGTAAATGATGATAGTTTATTGGGGGCTGAATTATTAATAGATCCATCTAAAAATAATTCTGGAAATAGTAGTAGTAGTAATAATAATATATCTAATAATACTGTTGAAAATGAAGATATTAATTTATTTAAAAATAATGATAAAGTAGATGATATTGGTTCAGATCCTTTAATGAAAACAATAGATACAAATGATAATAATCAGCCATCAGGATATGTTCCAATACATATGATGAGTCAGAGTGATATTAAAAATGAAAAAATAGATTTAATATATAAGTTTAAAAAATTAGAAAATCAGGGTATTGATACTACAATGAATTATAATATGAATTCTGGATTAGATGAGATGAGAAATGAGTATATTAAATTAAAAAAACAAAGAGAGTTAGAGAATTCTGTTAAATTTCAAAGAAAGATGTTAATGGCTATTATTACAGCTATAGAATTTTTGAATGGTAGATTTGATCCATTTGATTTAAAATTGAATGGTTGGTCTGAATCTGTAAATGAAAATATTTATGATTATGATGAAATATTTGAAGAATTACATGAAAAATATGGAGGTGGAACAGAGATGGCTCCAGAAGTTAGATTAATTTTGATGTTAGGTGGAAGTGCTTTTATGTTCCATTTAACAAACACAATGTTAAAGAGTGCTATGCCATCTATGGATAAATTATTTGAACAAAATCCAGATATGATGGATAAATTTGCAAATGCGGCTAAAGGTAATCCAAATAAATCTGGTGCTAAACCTGGAATGCCTCCTGGATTAGATAGTATGATGAATAATATGATGGGTGGTATGATGGGTGGTATGATGGGTGGCGGTGGAATGCCAGGTATGCCTGGTATGGGTATGCCGAGTATGGGTGTTAGAAAAGAACCACCAGTTAAAAAAATGTCTGGTCCAGAGAATATAGATGATATAGTAAATGATATGAAAATTGATGATTTAGATTTAGATGATATATCAATTGCAAGTAGTGATAGTAATACATCTAAATCTGGTGGAATTTCATTAGATATATAAGTTATCTTCTTTTTTAAATAATTCATTTATTAAATCACTCATAAATAGTATATATATAACTGTTAATGTAAGTGATGCTAATAAATCTTTTGTTGCTACATAAAAAACTAAAAAAACTATAATTTTTCTAGTTATATGATTATTAATTAAATTTTTTTGTTCTGGTGTTAAATCATCTACTATAAATCTTGCTCCAATATTTATAGCAATCATTATTATTCCAAGTAAATATTTATTATCTGATTGGGTTGAGTTAGTTTGTTGATTAAGTATCATATATATATTATATTTTTATTTTTTTTTATAATAATATATATATATTAATAATATAATGCTTGGATGTAGTTTAGAAGAAGCATTTGGAGGTATTAAAAGAAAAAAAAATATAAGAAATAATCACGCTAATATTATATCTAGAAGTAAATTAAATATAGATGATACACCAAATAATAGATTAGATGAAAAAATTATTATTAGTGAAAATGTAGAAGAAAGTAAAAAAGAAATAGAAAATAAAACAGATGAAATTAAAAATGATGTATTAAATAAATTAAATACAGTATTAAATAGATTAGAAACATTAGAAAATAAATTTAATAAATCAGATAAACCTGATATAAACTTACAAGAATTATCTGGATTAGAAGCAAATAGATCATCATTAATAAAATCTATGCCTTCTTCTCAACCAATAAAAAAATCCCCAAACTCTCCTCCTCCTGTATCTAGAAATATAAATAATACTTCTAATTTAATAAGCAAATTAAATAATTTAAGAAATAGAAATAATACTAATAATAATACTACTAATAATAATAATAATACTACTACTAATAATAATAATAATACTAATAATAGTAATAATAGTAATATGTTAGTAGAGGGATTTACAAATATGAATAATAATATATCATATGTTGGAGATCAATTAAATGAATTATTATTATTTGGTTTAATGGGTATATTTATATTATTATTATTTGATTATATTTATAAATTGGGTAAAAAATCTTTTTGAAAAATATAATAGAATATAATATATATTAATATATATATACTAATGGAAAAAAGGTCAATTAGTAAATTTAATCCTATTGAAATACCACAAACTAATATAAAAAAACCAAATGTTAAAAATAATAATAGATTAAATATATTATTATTTATATTGATAATTATAGTTATATTATATTTATATTGGTATTATTTTAAAGATATATTTAATTCAAATATTAGATTACCCCATGCATTTAATGAAGATGAAGATAAATTATTAAATAGAGAGAAAGATTCTCCTGTAATTGGAATGGAACCCAAAACTCATCAAAATATACATGAGTTAAGTGAAGAAGAAAAACAAATATCAGGACAAGATTTTTATACAATATCTGATTTAATAAGCACTGATAATTATTTTCAAAATAATAAAGATGTAAAAATAAAAGATTATAAAGATAATTGTAAAGAAGCATTTGATGAAATGGATACTGGAAAATATATTGATTGTCTTCAAAAACATAAATTAATTAAAAAACAAAATAATATGTTAAATAATGAATATAGAGATATTAATATTTATACAAATGAAAAAATTATGAATGGTGGTTCATTTATGGACGGAATTACTGGTATAGAAGATGGTAATTATTCAACTGTTATATGATTATTTATTGGAAGATTATATTTAATACACCATTCTTTTGCCATTTCTATTTGTTCTTTTAAATTAATATTATTTAATCTATTATCAATATTATATATGATTAAATTTATATTTTCAATTTGTTTATTAATATAAAGATTATTATATTCTTTAACATCTTTTATAAAAGATAATGGTATATATATATTTAAATTATTATAGTTTTTAAAATTATTATATAATAATTGTACTATACTATCATTATATTTGTAATTTTTACATATTATATATTTTTCAGAATTTGAGAATCTACTTGTATCTGGTTTAAATATAATAATTTCATCATAACATAAATATAAAATATATAATAATTGGATTGTATTATAATATAATATATCAAAAAATTTAATAATAAATGTTCCTCCTTCTTTTTGCATTTTTAATGCTGAATATATCTCACAATATAATAATCTATATGATGCTAATTCTTGATTATTATAATTTAATGAAAAATCAATACCACCATCTGCTGTAATTAAATCACATTTTTCTATACTATTTGCTATAGAATGAATATTTTCAATTTTATATATATTTCCATCATTATGTATTCCATTTAATAATTTAATATTTTTATCATTTATAATTATTGGACTCCAATATGGAATACTTCTATCTTTTGATAATAAAGTAACTCCATATATATTACTATTTTTATAAACAGTATTTAAATATTGTAAAAATCCACCAGGACCTTCTGCTATACAGATTATATTTTTAATATCTAAATCTATAATATTAAAAGTTTTAATTATTTCCATTATTTTAAAATATGATCTACTGGCAATAGGATGTATTTTACATATATTTTTTAATGGATTTGAAGAAGTATAAATATATTCATAATTATTTGCTTGTTTTTTTGCTTTATCCCAATTATTATTATATTTATCTATTTTTTGTTTTGTTTTTAATAATTTATCATATAAATCTTGATAAATAATATTATTATTATTATTATTATACTTTAATAAAAGTTTATCATGCGAATTAAATGTGTATTTCATATAATTACATATGTAATTATCTTAAAATAATTATAATTATTTAAATAATTTATATTCATTCAAAGTCATTCTCATCTGTTTAAATATTTTCATATCTAAATCTATATTAGCAGATGTATTAAATACAGATTTTTTATTATTTTTTAAAATATCTTCTATCTTATTTAAATTATTTAGATTAATTAATTTAATTATTTTATCTAAATTCATAAACATTTCTAATTTTATGATAAAATAAGATAATACTTGTGTATGTTTATTTAAATCAATATAATCAGTTTGATTTATTCTTGATAAATAAAATATTTTTTTAGATTGAAATATAGTAAAAAATATTTCTAATTTTAATAAATATTTAAAATAATTATATGTTTTTTTATTCCATTTTGTTATTAAATAATTATTTATAAGTACTGCTAAAAATTCTGTATATGCTTCATCTATTATTATAAATTTACTTGAAATTTTATATTTATTTTTATAATGATTTATTAATTTAGTGAAATTTTTATTTAATCCTAAATTAAGTAAATGAATTAATTCGTGAATTGTAACTTTCATTATTTCTTCTTTTCTCCAAATAATTATTTTATTTTTTCTAAAATCTGTCAATCCAGAATTTATTTCATTCTGTGTAAATATTTGGTTTCTATCTGTATCTTTTATTTCTTTTTTTAAATCTGTTAATAAATAATCAATTATTATATTCTTTTTATAATCAGAATATTTAATTAAATAATAAATAACAAATAATATATTATTAATAAATAAATCTAAATTTTCATCATTATGATATATATTTAATATGATTTTTTGATTATTATAATTAATATTAACTAATGTTTTATTTGTGAATATTATTGATTTTTTATATGGATGATAATTATTATAAATACTATCTTCTCTTTTATAATTATCAAGAAAATCTGTACTTAATGTAGAATAAACTTTATCAAATTTAGTAAATAATTCTCCTAAATTTTTTGTATTTAAGACTAAATTATTTTTTTTAAATTTCCTTTCAAGATATAATGATATATCTGTTTTCATTAGACAATATAATATTATATATATAATATTATATTAATGATAAATTTATTTTTACCTTGTTTGATTGTTACTTTAATTACGTGTAGATTATTACTTATAAGTAATAACAAAATAGATAAGAATATTTTAAATATTATGTTTTTTGGACAAAAAATATTATTATTTTCAAGTATATTTAAGTTAAATAAATTGATAGAAGTATCTCGTTTAATGTATTCAATCACTTTAGTAATAGGTGCTTTATTTTTTAAAGAAAAACATAATATATTATTCATACTAATATTATTATTAGTCACTATAGCTACACGAAATTATTATAATGATTGTTTATTTTATATGACAAATGATAATACAGAAATAATAGATATAAATGTGAATTTTGATTATATAGTATACTTGTGTATAATAATATGTTTATACAAATTATATAAATTATAATATATTAATATATAAATATATATAAATATTTATAAATGGATTCTCAAAAAAAATATAATATAATAAGGGGATATTCTATTTTAAATGTTAATAAAAAAATAAATAATAAAAAATTTATTTTAGATTTTATAAGAAAATTAAATAAAGATAAAAAAAAGATTAATTATTTATAATAGTATTGCATTTTATAAATATATATTCATAATAGATTAGTATTATATTTAAATTAATATTTTTATAGTTTAATATTTTATCAAAAAATTGATTAATTTTAATAATTATATCATATACTACATTTTTTTGGATTAATATATCTATAATAATTGTATATAAATTTGTTAATTTTATATTATTTAATAATAATAAATACGAAAAATTTTTAATATCTTTAATTGATTTTTTATTTAATTTAACTAATAATATAGCATTTATTTTATTAGTTAAATCACTATATAAATCATTATTATATAAAATATTATTATTAATATAGTTTATATTTAATTTTTCAGAAGGTATTTTTATACATACACATATATTTTTTAAATTATTTAATATAGTATTATAATTAGAAACAATTATAATAAATTTTATATTCATATGTTTTTCTATTAAATTTTTTATAGTTTTTTGATTATTTATATTAAATTTAAAATTATCTAAAATAATTAATTTATTATAGGATATATAATAATTATCACTTTGAATTATTTTATTTATTAGATTTTTAAATGTACTAAAATCTTTTATTTTATTAATATCTATATAATAATGATATAAACTTTTTTCATAATCTATATTTTTATAAGTTATTTTATTAGTAATATTATTTATATTATATAAATCATTTAAAATATTTATTATGAGTTTTTTACAATAAATTAAAGAATAATTATTGTATAATAAAATATTTGGATGATTTTTATTTACTATAATTTTTTTTAATTTATAATGATTATTCATTATAGATTATAATATAATTGTATGTTTAAATATTATCATATTGTTATAATATAATTATATATATATATATGAATGTTATTATAAAAAATATAGATAAAGATAATATAGTAATAAATAAAAAAGATAATATATATAAATTATATTATAATTTAAATTTATATTACAAGATTATAGGAATTCCATTAAAAATAAATTATAAATATATAACCGTTCATAATAATTTATATTATATATTTATTAATGAAAAAGATAATCTTAATTTATTATTATTAAATAATTATTTATTAAAACATATTGATAATTTTTTATTTATAAGAAATAATATAACAAATAAATTTATAATATGTAATAACTATAATAAAAATAATGTAGAAATTATAAAAAATGATATAAATAAATTAAAAACTAATAATACTATATATGTAAATATAAATAAGATTAAATATATAAAAAATAATAATATACCAATTATAAATATATTATAAAATAATGAATAAAAATGATAAATTATTTTTAGATCTTATGAAAAATCCATATAAAACAAAATCAGTTAAACGAATAATAGATAATGATAATTTACATAATGAATTAAAAAAAAAATTTAGAAATTATGATATTACAATTGATAATTATAATATTATATTAGAAAAAATTGAAATATATTTAAAAAAAAATACTATCCAAAATATAATTAACAATATTATTTTAGAGATAGAAAATGAGCAATTTAACCAAACAATTATTCAATCAATTACTAATGAAGAAAATAGAAAATGAATTGATTACTTATTATGATAATTATAAAGAATTCATAAGTAAAGAAGAATACACAAAATTAATAGAAACTAAAATAAAAGAAAAATTTAATTTTGAAATAGTAGAACCATCACAAATAAGAATTCTTAAAAATTTATATGAAAAAAAATATAATAAAAGACCAAAAGGCAAAAAAGCTAATGATATAGAATGGTTAAAATTACAATTAAATATAGAAGATATAGAAGATATAGAAGATATAGAAGATATAGAAATAGAAGATAATAAATACAAACCACGATATGTTAGTAGAAAACATTTTTGTAAAAAAAAGGACAAATGTATGGCTCGATTATGGAATGACCATTATGGTGGACAATGTTCTCATACAAAAGTAAAGGGAGATTATTGTAATGTTCATAATAAAATATTAATTAAATATGGTAGATTACAATTTGGAAGAATAGATGAACCAAAACCAGAAAGGGATTATTTTAATAATAATAAATTAAATTGGAGATAATTAAATTGCAAAACTATCTAAATCATAATCTATATAAATTTTATCATTTTTACTTTTAAAAATATCATTTATTTGTTTTTTATTAGTTATTTTTGCATATTTTACCAAAAATAATGCAACAATTAATGGTGATATTCTAATACCATCATAACAACATATTAATATAACATTATCTAATATATTTTTTTTTAAATAATCAAGTATATTTTCTAAATTATTATTCAATAAACTAATATCATTTTGGTCCATATCAAATGATAATGGAATTCTAACTTTTTTTATAGTATCTAAATTTATAAATTTACTATTTTCAGTACAATTAATAACTATATTTATATTATATTTATTATAAATATCATTTGTATAACTATCATGAATATCTGAAATAAATATATTATTTATTATTTGTGTAATCATTATTAATTTATTATTAATTTGATATATTTTTATAAATTTATACAAATTAAAAATATGGAACATAATTTACTATTTTCATCACTAGACGAAGTTATACAGAAAAATAAAAATGAAAATACTAAAAATAAAAATAGTAAAAAAAAACTTATAGATTTAAATTTCAATATTCAAAAAGATGGAAAAATTAAAATTGATATAATAATACTTGAAAAATTAGATAATATAAATGATAATATAATTGATAATAATGATAATATAAATGATAATATAAATGATAATATAAATGATAATATAAATGATA